GTTGATGCTAATTCTAACGATTGTGTATCTAATAATTTTAGTGGTTTTGGTGCAGTTCTAAGTTCCCCACGTCCACCAGTTAAAGTTGGTGTGCTAACTGTGGAAGCAGCTCCGCCTCCACCACCTAAAGGCATTGCAATACCACCCGAAACATATCCTTTTATTTTATCAATTACACCCGATATTCTATTAGTTCCATCCTCATATCCACCTACAAATGCCTCTCCTAATCGCTTTCCTTGTGTTGCGGCAATAGTTATTGGATTTGTTTTTATAAGTGCCTCGCCAAAATCTTTAGCGGCTTCTCTATAATTACGTGATTTTAAATTGTCAAAACCTCTAAAAAAAGCCGCTATACCTTCTCCAACTATTCTTACGAATTCAACAAAAGTATCTATTAATCCATTTACTACTTTTCTAACTCCTTCAAATTCTGTGTATAAATATCCAACTGCGGCCAATATTCCAACAACCGCGGTAATTGTTAAACCAATGGGAGAAAGTAAAAAAGTAAATGCACCTGCGACCGCTTTTACTGCAAGTGCTAATTTTCCTACAATAAACACAGCCGGGCCGATTCCCGCAACGAGTGCGGCCGTTAATACAATAATCCTTTGAGTTTGTGGCGATAATTCTCGGAAATAATCTACAACCGATTGTATTGCACGACCCAACAAATCTAAAACTTGTTCTAAATGTAAACTGTCATTTATTGCCCTACCAAATTCGGCTAAACTTAATTTTAATGAATCCGTAAAATTCTCAAAAGCGTTTCCAAGGCCACCAACGGCATTTTGCGTTTCAGGTAAATTCTTTAACGCTTCAACTATTCTGCGATTAAATTCTTGAGCAGATACGCCACTTGCCCGGATTTTTTCAACATTACGCGTTCCAAAAGCGGCTTCGATTGCCTTTCCGACTAATGGGACATTTTCCTGAATGATTCCAAAATCTTCCTGTAAAATTCTGTTTTTGGAAATCATTTGGGTTAATTGGTATTGAACCGATTCTAAATTTTGCGCAGTTCCACCAGTCGCAGCAATAGCCGCACCAAAAGCAGACAATGTTTCCCGTGCCTCATCCGCACTTAATCCTACCGCTTGTAATCGAATCGAACCTTGCACAGCTTGTTCAAATCCTAATCCGGGCAGTTTTGCAACTTCATTTAATTTTCTTAATTCAATTTGTGCAGCTTCAGACGAACCCATAACTGCCGCCAAACCTTTCTCCATTCGTTCAAGATTCGTAAATGCAGCAACCGCACTTCCACCAACGGCAACAATAGGAAGTGTGAGATTTTGAGTTAATGATTTTCCGAGTGCTTGTGCTTTTTTAGCAAATCTATCAAGTGATTTTTCGGCATTTCTTAACCCCTTTTCAAACTCATTCAGCTTTATACCTAATACTACGTTTAACTCCCGATTTGCCATATAATTAAATTTATGCTTGTCCTAATTGCTTTTTCATAAATTCATCCATCCTTCGCCTCCATTCTAATTGCTCTTTAGTTATTTCGCGCTTTTTCGGTTTCGTATCATTTTCCCACTCAAATTGTATCAAATCGGTTAATTTCAAAGATTTACCTTTTCCTAAATGTGGCTGAAGCATTATCGCACCAAGCCACCGAGTTTGTTCCCAAGATGTGCGAACTTCATTATCTTTTGACTTGGTATAGCCATTAATAGCGTCCATTACCGAAACAAAATCCGCATTTAAAAAATCTTCGTTACTCATTCCGACTTGACCTAATGCCATTTCCCGTATTTGATTCCAACTTAAATTTATTTCCTTATCGGTTTCGCCTTTGTTTTTTTTTCATCAGGTGTTGGCATAGACTTATTTAATAAATCCATAATTCTTGTAAGTGCATTTGGATCTTCGTCAAGATAATCACATAAGTCATCAAAGGTCATTGTAAAATCCTTTTTGTCTTTTCTATGCCCATCCCGTAATCCTTCAAAAATCAATACCAAACTGTTTTTGTAATTCAAAGGTGTTGTGCCAAGATTTAAAATGGAAATACCAGTTTCCTCTTCAAAACGGATTAATGCCGCATTTCCGAATGAAACTGGTACTTCTTTTCCTGCTAATTGCGTGTATCTTACCATATTTAATTAATTTTAGTTTGTGCCTCTTCCTATTGCGCCTGTAACTGTAAAAGTTGCGGAATAACTAACGTTATCTTCAACCGGAGATGAAATTTCAAAAGAAGTACAATAAGCTGAAAATGAATAAAAATTATATCCAGCCGTTGATTCTTTCAAAGTTAAAGCTAAAACCGTTCCATTATCTAAAGCATCAAATAAAACATCTGGCTGAACATTATCAGATGTTTCAGAATATAATGCCTCAACTGTTAATGTAGCCGATTTAGAACCGGGTTTATTGGATACCCATCCCGATGATGGTGAATCCTTTGTTAAAATAGATCGCATCTCCCTTGATATAGATAAGGTTGCGCTTGTAGCTTCTCCGATTGCGGTTGTGTTATTATATACTCGCAGGTCGGTACCGTTAATAATGTCGTTTACTGCCATTGTTGTTTATTTTAATTTTAAAAAAAGTTCTTTTTCTTTTTTGGTGTGTATTTATCCAATTCCGGATCCTCAACCTCCTCAAACCTAAATTCTTTCGATTTTGTATCGTCCACAATCTTTACTGGTTTAATATAGGATGCAATCCCATCCTTAACCAGCTCTTCAGCTTTCCATTCGATTATATCCGCAATTTTACCTGCTTTTATCATTTTGTTTGTATCCGGATTAAAATAATCCTTGATAAATAGTATATTCATTATCTTTCTCTTTTTAAGCGCATCATAAAATCCATTGATTGCCAATAAACTCCCAATGTTGGTTCAAATTCCCCATCTGATTGCCCATCGTAGGTTATCCTTTGAACGTTTTGAGAGTTGATTGTATTTTTATATCCATCGAGTGCGGCACGTACCACATTGGCTATTTGCATTGTCGTATCGTAATTTGTTGAATAACAATCCACACTAAACCGAATCACATCCAAAGGCGATTTGACGTCCTTTGTTATAGTTGGTTCTATTGCAGTAATTGTATATGCCAAAAACGGGAGCGCAACGTCTTGAGGAACGTTGTTCGGATAAATGCGAGTAGATACCAAAGCCGTAACCGCAGCCGTAGCCGAAAGGATTCCATATATTGCTTTTCCTGGTTCGCTGTTTGTTGGCATTATTTAATACTTGTATTTTTTTTAGATTTATTCATTACCTCAATAATACGATTAGATATTATTCTATATACTTCGCTCTGTTTTATTAATAAGGCCTTTTGTGTTATCCTATTTCCAAATGCTTTTGCAGAGCCAAACACCATTGCAGCATACCAACCGTTTGAATTTCTTTCAGTTGGTCTAATGATTTTTGTTTTTCTATTTCTAATTGGCCCGATTAATCCAATAGGTGCTTTAATTTTGGTAATTACTTGCATTGATAACTTTAAATTACCTAAAGCATATTGCCCGGTTATGTTACCTTTTCCTTTACCGGCTCTTTGTAATCCAACTTTGTATGTGTATTTAATATTTGGTTTTAATTTGGTTGGATTGCTTTCTCTTTTTAATTTAGTATCTCTTTTGCGTGGAGTTCCTTGAGGTGCAATGTTTTGCGCTGCATTTGCTACAACTTTACCTGCCGTTTGCAAAACTGCGCGTCTTGTTTTAGGGTTTCTTATAGCACCTGCAATTTTTTGCAAATCTGCCATAACTAAATCAATATTTTCAACCCTTATTTCTGACATTACTTATTATTTTCTGCCTTAATCACCATAAATTGCCGCTCGGGTTCATATTCAATCGCCAAAATATCATATATTCTTGAATCGTAGCTAATCCTCATTTTTTCAGTTATATCCGTGCGATGCCTTACAGTGAAATCCATCGTTGCCTTAATCGTTTGCCTTTCGATTAGCTGTCGTTCTGTGTTCTCGCTGGAGCTTGTTGTTCTTTCGGCCGCTGCCCATACAGTGGCAAAAGTCGCCCATGTTTCCGTTACAGCACCCGAAGTTGAGCGCGTTTCCGTTACCGTTTGAATCACTATCCTTTGATTCATTCTGCCTAATACCTCGTTTTTTTTCCATAATCTATTGGTTTGCATCAGATAAATAAATTATAGTTAATCCTGTCTAAAATCGCTCTCGAAGCCGTATATTTTTCATGTACGTATTCGCTTCTATTATGATACATATCCGATAAAATCAATCTCACAGCCATTTTTATATTAGATGGAATTGATGCCGTTGTGGAACCGTAACCAACTACGTATCGAACTGTCAATGAATTAATTTCCTGAAGCAAATCCGGAAAAACTTCGCCATAAACAGGTGTGATTCGCGCCATCTTTCGGTACAAATCAACTTTGTATTTGGATGCATCCCAAGTTTGGATCACTTCGTTTGTATCTGTATAAGTAATGTATGAAACCGATTGAACAGGGCAGTAGGTTAAAAGCAAAGTTGGCCACCTATCCTCAATCTTTACAATCGGAACTTTATCAAAAACTTCCTCAACTGTTTGAGTGCAAATCTTTTGCCCAAGATAGGCCTCAACGTGTTCGGTTGCGCCTTTGATTAAATCAGTTATTAAATCATCATCTGTGGATACGTCTATTTTTAAGAAGTTTTTAGCTTCATTTAAAGTCAAAGGAGTAATTGTCGGCTCTGTTATAACTTTAGCGTATCCCATTGATTTTATTTTTTACCGGTTCGTTTTTTTGCTGTTTCTATTACCGCCTCTGCTTGGTAGTTTGTTTTTTCCTCAACTTTTTTTGTTGTCGTTTCCAAAATCACCGCGTAACCTTCTTCAACTAATTTCTTGGCTAATTCAGGTTTGACAAACCCGGTATGACCTGCATTATAGGCCATACCGAATCTGCCAGTGGGAGATTTCGTAAACTTAACTTTTACGAATCCATCCATTTTAATAAGGTTTTTTCAATGTTGCTTGAAGTGTATATTTGGAACTTTGAGTACCGCTACCAGTTAAAATCAATCTGTGATTAACTCCAAATACATCTCCTGTAAATTGCTCCACTTCCAAATCAGCCAAAACAGTATCAGTTGCAACTGTGTACCAAATTGAGCTATTTACAGCGTTTCTTTCCTGAACTGTAACTAAAATGTCAATGGTTCCGGATAATTGATCGCCTTCTACAACATAATTATATTTCCAAAAACTAAAAAGATTTGGAGATAAAGTGATTGTGTCCGCTTCTGTATCTGTAATAGTGTCAGATACGATTTCTCTGTATATATCCGTACCAGCATCGTATTCGGATGGCTTTGCGGATGTGAGAAAGATTGCGGCAGTTAAAAGACCTGCCGACAATCCAATCATGATTTTATTTATTTTGCTCATAATTGAGTTTATTTTTAAATTAATTAAATTCCTGAAGTTACGTCAACATCCTTGATAGCAGCAAATGAAGCAGCGTGTTTAACCGCTATATCCCACCAGCTATTAATCACCAACGTAACCAAAGCATTTTTTGCTGAAGTGTAAGGGTCAACTACTAAATCAATTCCTGCCCATTGTGCAACAATTAATTCGCTCCAGTTTCCAAACAATACAGCGTGTAAATTAGATCCGCTTCCTTTTGTAAGGTTAGATGGAACTAATGTTGAAACTCTCGCTCTATATCCGTTTAACATACCTTCACCGGCAACGGTAGAATCCATATAAACAAATTGAGCAGTACCAGTAGCTTTTTCAGCTGTTTTTAAATAACCTCTAACTCCGGGAGTTGTCAAATATGCCAAGTTTCCAAAATCAGCTTTAGCCGCTGCAACTTCTGTTTCTAAATCTACAATAGATTTAAAACTAATTGCACCACCATCAGTACCAAGCGCAACGCTGCCGATTCCGGATGTGTTTAAAATTCCCAAAGGTTGGTTTGATTGACCCGATCCATTGATTGCAGCGGTATCAAGTGCATTTGCAATCGCAACTGACAATGAATTTCTTACGAAATTTTCCACGTCAACTGTGGACTGAACTAATAGCTGTTTGCTAATGTCAGTAAATGCGCCCAATCGATTGGGGGAAAGTTGTATCCTGTCGAAGGTGGGCGTTGTCTCGTTATTTTCTGATACCTCTCCTTCCCAAACAGCAGTTGAATCCGCGTCGTTTCTTGGAAAGTCGATATTGGAACTTAATCCTGTAAAGAATGTAGCTCCAAGTGCTTCAGTAACAAGTCTTGGGTTCAAAAACGGAATCAATTCACCCACTTCTGTTTGAACTGTGAATCCACCTTCAGTTGTGGTTGTTACGTTTAAATCCCTTTTCTGTTTTCCAGCACCTCTTAAAAATGCCTTTGGAATAGTAAGGTTTCCGGTTGCATTTAATCCAGCTTCTCTCGCTTCTCTGGTTCCTTCTTGGTGTACTTCAGCTGCTAATCCTTCCAATCTGCCTCTCGTTAAAAGTTGGTTAATCGCTCCATCTTGTCCGATTAATCTAAATTCTTTAGTCGCTTTAACTTCTTCAGAATCCTTTGATACAACTCTTCTTACATCCTCATTGCTTCTTTTTTTAGCAGCATCGTTAGCCATTCTCAAATCCTCTGCTTCAATCATTTCCTCTCTTTCAATAGATGCAGCCAAATCCTCGGCTTTTTTGTTTAATTCGTTCCATTTGGTTGTTTGTTCCTCGGAAAAGGTATCTGAACCAGCGGAACGATGAAGAGCAGTCATTTGCTCTACAACTTCTGCGCGTTTCATGCGCAATTCGTCGCTTCTTTTCATTTTACTAATGTTTATTTTATTAAATTAATTAAAGTCAATTCCCTTTCCCTTGCAATCGCATCGGTTTTAGGAGTTGGATTTTCTTTATTGTTTTTTAATTTGTCTATTGACCTTGCCATTACACTTGTTTGCTGGTAAGCCGGATACGTAACCGGTGCTACATCGTAAAGTCTATCAATTTTCTTGATGGTACGAAACATTTTGCCTTCTGTCATCATCCAGTCATCTTCCTCAACTGTAAACGCAAACGAACTTTGATCAATGTCGCCACGTTTAATTAATTCGTACATCTCCTTTCCGCGCTCGGTTTCAGGTAGATCTACCTCGTAATACAATCCCATTTCAGTAAGTTTAAGGCGAAGTGTTCCGGATTTGGTACGCCCAAGGATTTGGTTTGAATCATGATTAAACAATGCACGAACATCCTCCATATCCGTATAAGCAAACGCTTCCCGATCAATTACCTCCGTAAACCCTCCCAAATCTTCGCTCATTTCTTCATACATAGCAGCGTAACCGGAAATGGTTCGTTTCTCATCATTCATCGCCCTCAATTCTAATTTGCCGCTTCTTATTTCCTTTTCCATATTAATCTATTATTGGAGTTTGTTCAGTTGAATTTGAAGCCAATGGCTGTCCATAAGCATCGCCACCTTCATACGCGTTCAATCCTTCTTTTCTTCTAATTTCATTTGGGTTTAATGCCCTGATGTTATATAAGGTTTGATAGTATTTTGCTCTGGAATCCGTGTCGCCTTGAAGTAATCCATCTAAATCGAATTTGACAAAGGTTTTACCCCATTGCGATTGTGGAAACAATTTTGAGTTAAATTCGGATTCAATTCGTTTACACCAGCTTCGGAGCGTGTATTGCACAAAGATTCTATTAAGTAGCTCGGTATTATTAAAGGTTTCTGCCTTTGATAATAAAAATGTAGGAACACCTGTAATATTTGCGATGTCATCCACGGTTAAACGTCTTGCCTCTATATCATTTCCATCAACTGCTTTTCCGGTTGCTTTATATTTAACCCCATTAGATAAAAGCGCAGTTTTTCCGGAATTATCAGGGCCGCCGTATTGACGATTCCAACTTTCTTGAATTAAATCCCTTTGCTCTTTGTTTAATGGCTGTTCTGTTTCCAAAACACCTCCAATTTGCGCACCGTTTCCGTAAAAATTTGCACCGTGATGAATCTCCGCTATACCTCGACCTAATGTATCTTGATGAAATTTTTGTAAACTGTTTCCAACAATGGTATCAGTTGAATACATTCGCAAATGAATCATGTCCGCAGCTGGAATTGATTCGGGCATTTCGCCAACTTTATAGAAATATTGGCCATTTAGTTCAAATTGATCCCATTCTTCTGTAATTAAATGCAATCTATTTACTTGCCCGGCACCATTGCGCATGATATGAATTAAAGCATTACCACCTTTATAATTTGGGCCGCCTGTAAATAATTGCCGCACCAAAGTTTCAAAGAATGTAAATTTATCTGCGTTAATATCTGGTCTGTAATTTATCAATGGCCAAAGAGGATGGTTTTCGTTTTCGTTTATGTTTCCGGATTGATCCTTTGAGTAAACCGTAAAAGGTAAGGATGCTATTTGTTCAGATAGGATTGTAACGGCACGGAAATAGGCAGGAATTGCTTGAGCTGTTTTCCAATTAACGGTTACTTTAGCACGGGAAGCACTAAACAAAATTGTTTGCCAGGTTGACCAATCTTTAGCCGGGCCGATCTTGGAATAAATCGCAGCTCTGACCTCCTTAATTGGTTTTAATACACGTTGAATTAAATTCATATACAAATTTTCATTAATTTTTTTCTAATAATGAAAAAAAATTTTAACAAAGTTTGTTTTTGTTAAATTACTTGTATATTGTACTATTATTTAACACCAAATCTTAAAACTATGCCATTTACAATTTATGCCGAAATCAAAGGAAATCTAATTTTAGATGTTTACCAGCACCACAAAGATGCTTATTTGGAATACCATCGAATTGTTGCCAAATTAACTAAAGCCGCCATAAAACGATGGAAAGCTAATCCGGATTTGTTACCGCAAATAAATGAATTTAGTCCGGATGGGTTTGATAAATCCTTTGAATGTAGCTGCGGATACGTTTTTTGCGAAAAAATTCCTGAAGAAGTTGAGATAAATTCCTATATTTAAGTGTAAGTTAGTTTTTTCATACGATTTTTAATGGTTTTGAACCCGGGTTTTGCTCGGGTTTTTTTATTAAATATCCTTTAAATAATAGGATTTCATCGCACGAAAAGACGAATAATTCTTGTATTTGTTGCGATTATACAACCGAAAATGTTCCTTTTCGAGTAGAATATAGGTTTGATAATAGGATTTTCCTAACTCGCATAACTCAAAAAATCTATCAAAATACTCCTTTCTTGTCATTATATAAATGAAATTACATCTTCAGCATTAAACGGCTTATAATTTTTCTTCGCATTCATATAAGCACCGTAACACATCGCCAAAACTACCATTCCATCAATTTTTTCCTGACTATTTTTCTTGTCAAACATAATCAAACCGGTATAATTCATTTTCAAAGCAATGTTACCAGCCATCCACCTTAAAATTGGATCGCCTCCGTGTTGAATTTGGCCTTTGTTGATTAACGCCTCTAATTCCATTATTGGTTCGTTAAAACTTACCACGGTTTGCCTAAATTCTTCCATTGGTACGCCTTCAGCTACTAATTCGGATGCGAATTGAGTTGATTGCCACGGATCATAAAATATTTTGTTGATTTTGTAATTAGTCATGGCTTCGTAAATATCCTTTTTGACTGCGTTGTAGTCGGTTACGTTCCCAGGAGTTAAATGTAAATTCCCAGATTTTGACCAATCCAAATACGGAACACCATCCTTTTTAGCTCTGGTGGATGCTCCTTCTTCGGGGCAATAGTATTTGGCTATAAATATAAATTTATCACGGTCGGGAGTTGGTGGAAAAAGCATACCGAAACAAGTTAAATCCCATTTCGTAGCCAAATCCACAGCCGCATAACATTCATTGTATTGGATTTTTTTCAAATCTATTTCATCACCGCCTTGCATCCAAATCTTATCTGTGATCCATGTTTTTGAAGTCCGAACCCAATTATTAAGATTCTTAGTTTTAAAATTAATTTCAGCGGATTGCCCTTCATTTACTGCTTTTTGGTATTCAGTACGTAATCCATCCCAAGAAGGAGTGATTCCAATAGATGGATTTGCTTTAACCCAGTTCTTTTCCTGGTTCCAATCATCATCTTTATCCAATGTATAAATCAATCCAAATGTAGATTTATCGTCTTTCTTTCCCGAAACAATATCCATTACCACTTTTCTATACTGATGACACGGCCCATTAATATTGAATCCGGCAGTTGTAATAATAAACAACAATGGTTGCGTTCTATTTACCATTCCCGAAGCTAAATTTCTTAAAATAGAATCATCTTTGGCTTCGTGATATTCGTCAATAATTGCAAAATGTGGACGAACTCCATCCAATGTTTTGGAATCAGCTGCAATAGGTTTGAAAGAAGATTCAGTTTGCAAATTTTTTAAACCTCGAGTTGTCAAAGAATCATACACTTTGCAAATTGCAGAAAACTTCTTTGATTCTTGCATAAATTGGTTTGCCATAATTTTTGCAGCATTCCAGCAAATAGTTGCTTGATCATATTTGTTTGCTGCCGAATAGCACTCCGCTCCCATTTCTCCATCAAAGAAAGCTCCGTATAAACCCAAGGCACCGGCTAATTCTGATTTACCATTCTTCTTGGATATTTCTACATAACATTTCCGAGTAACCCGATAACCATTGGCTTTGTACTTCCATCCAAATATCCAGCTTAAAACAAATATCTGCCACGGTAACAACTGAAACCGCACCCCGTAATATTCTCCCGATGTGTGTCGTAAAAAACTAAACAGGGTTAAAACCTCTTTGACCTTTTTGTCATCATAATACAATTCCGGATCGGCTTCAAATTTTGCCCAACGTTCCGCAGCCATCCGTTCCGGGTAAGCAGCTAAACGCTTTCCGGTTATGATCTCGTCAACGTAATCCTTTGCCGTGTATGTTTTTAAATCAACTAACATTAACTATGTAATCCATCAAGTCGGATTCATCTTCTTTTAAATCCAATTTCATTTTGTTTCGTGCCGCTGGAGTTAAACCCAAATCCTTTAACAAACCCAAAAGGTGCGCTAAATGGGTTTTGTATATGGTTAATTCCGGGGAGATGTTTTTAGCTCCATTTGGAAACACCTGAACTTGACCATTTTTCAAATCCTTGTCGGCTTGTTCTAATAACGCCATAGTTTTGGCGGTACGGGTTATTACAACATTGTCAGCATTTGAATACAAACCGATTTCAGTAAGATGTGAAACTAACTGGTCGTAAAACCTTTTTTCTTGAAGGGTTAATTCTGTGTATGCTTCGTTTTTTTTCGTTTTCATATTTTTTAGTTAGTGTTGATTATACAATTACTACCCTGAAGCCAAAACTTTGTGCAAAAAGTAGCGAACCA